ACAGCCTGCAAACGTCCTGACCGGCCGCCTGAGCCGTTCATGGAGTTCGTTGCGAGGCAGATGCCTGAAGCTATTCGCTTTGATCACTGGGCAGGCTATAACACCGAGCACGCGCCTGTAGTCCGAGGATGGATAAAGGGCTTCCCGCACGTCCACGCGTGGCCAAAGGGAACCAAAACGCTGATTTGCTACCTGAGCTATTTCGAGGGCGGCGCGCTTGAGATTGGTGACGGCAGATTCATGAAGGATGCGACCAGCTACCAACCGTTGCTCGGAACATGTGTCACATTAGACGCCGACGAGTGGCACGGAGTACGCCCGGTCGTTGCCGGTGAGCGGATTACGGTTATCGTTACCGGCTTCACTGAGTAGCCTCAACCTTCTCGTCATTTGATAATCTTCCTGATATAGTACTGCGCAAACGTGGCCGTACAGTTTCTCAACAGGAGTATTCAATGATTTTGTCCAACGAAGCGCGAGCGCTGCGCAAGCGACAACAGACTGAGAGGCTGGCCGCTAAGGCTGCGGCAGCCGAAACCGGAGACTTCTCCGCATACTCAGAATTCTATGCAGGGCAGGGCCTACAGAGGGCCAAGGCCGAGCAAAACGAAAAGGTCACGGTAGCTCGCCGAGCGGTACGCCGAGCTAAAGACGCTCTGGATATGGCTCGCGTTTCGGGCGAAGACATCGCCGTCATAGCCGCAGCACACTCGGCATCCATCCTGACCCTCAACGCAACGGTCAAGCAAACGGCCGCGCTGTTCAACACACGTTCAGGCTTCGATATTGCAGGAGGTGACGCTTGAGTAACCTAACCAACCAGACCGAGGATGATCTGCTTGATCTGCTTTTCACGAACGTAGACGCTCCAAACTGGGGTGATGCGGCAGGCCTTCAGAACTCAGCCACGGCAGGCAGCCTGTATATTGGTTGTCACGTCTCAGATGCGCTCAGCGACACGAGCACGGCACAGAACGCCAGCGAGTGCGCCTATACCGGATACGGTCGTCAGGCGGTTGTACGTTCGACCGCAGGCTGGACGGTTGCGTCTGGTGTTGCCGACAATGACAACCTGATCCAATTCGGCGAGGCTTCCGGTGGAACACCAGAGACGATCACTGACGTCGGCATCGGTTACGAGTCAGGAGACCCCGGCTATCTCCATATCTGGGGCCAAGTGTCTTCCGATCTGGTTGTGAACGTCGGTGTTAATCCTCAGTACGCGGCCGGTGCTCTGGATATCTCTCTGAACTAAATGGGAGCGATACTCGAAAGGGTCAAGTACAGCGCGAATGACGAACAGGATTCAGTCGTCATTCGCGTTGGTGACTTGAAGGCGCGGGTTGGCTACCGCGTCGGCTTTTCGATTGACCAGCAATTGCGGGTTGGATCAAAGCAAATGGCCGAGCTACTCGGCGCTCCGGCCTCCTTCTGGCGTGAAGTTATTGCCGATGATCTGGGCGATTGCCCAAAACCTCACCGCACACCCCGACAATCACGTCATCTGCCGTCCTACTCGGCTTATGAGATAACCTGCAACCCTCCGCTGATAGGCTTGATATTCGACGGCAAGGGGCAGGAAGTTGAAATGGACGTAGCCGTCAAGTTGGGTCATGCAATACGACGAGCTAGCCGCAGGGCGAAGGCATGGGCCGGTGACACGAGCAGCGACCGGCGCATATTGGCGAGTATCACTGACGCGAACGCAGCGGCAGCATAACCGTGAGTTCCACGAAACTACGTCGTGAACTACTGGACGATCCACTTGGCCGTGGCTATTCGGCAATGACGGACGCCGAGGTTCTGACCGATCTTACTGACGAGACACTCCGAGACCTCCCCGACCTTCAGGTAGCTAAAGGCTCCGAACTTTACGAGGTTATCGTCCGTAGCGAGTACCTCGCATTGACGGACACCCAGCGAGACGAGCTAAATCTGATTCTGGGTTTGGGCGACGAGGTTTTAGTCATAGACACGTCAAAAGCACGCGCCGCGATGCTGACCATGTTTGACGTCAATTCTGCCACGCGCCCAGCACTGAGCGCCTTTGTTGATAACCGAACCACGTCCCGCGCAATAGAGCTGGCTCTTGGTAGCGTGAGTGAGTCTGATATTGCCGCAGCTCGGTTGCCGTAGGATGCAGTCATGACATCACAAGTATTCCAGATAGGCGCCACTGATATATCGTGGCTAGCGACTGGCGGGAGCGCGGCCTTGACTTGCACGTCACTCGCTGCCGGTGCGGGTAGACAGGGCGCTCAGTACGACTTTGGTATCATCACGGATGCTCGCGAATTCCTGTTCGACTGGCATTTCTACATGCAGTTTGCGACCACCCCGGTAGTTGACGAAATCGTTGACATCTATTGGAAGGGCTTTGCCGCGCAAAACTCAAGTCGCGGCATGAACGATGATGGCACATCGGACGCGGCGGTATCGAGCGAGGACAAGCTGAAAAACCTCAAATTTTTGGGTTCGTTGATTGTTGACGAGGCCAGCGCTACCCCAGAATTCGCAGCATTCAACCGAGGCGATCCGATCTGGATTCCTCACCGATACGGTATGCCCGTTATTTGGAATAGAACGGCGGACGCGTTTAGCTCTACTGCCGCTGAACATGGGTTCGTTCTGACGCCGATCACGCCTCAAGCTCAAGCGACTTAATCGGGAGGCTGTACGGTGATGGCAGTACCTTGTTCATCGCCGAATAAAGACCCCTCCAATGGCTGATAAACTCAAATACAGCGGCTCGTCAATCGCCAACAAACTTGGCGGCTTGACGACCTCGTGGGCCGACCAAATAGGTTACTTCCCGACGTCCGTTGACACAGGGTTCGGCACCTATAACAACACGACCGGATTGTGGACAGCCCCGGCTGATACGTCAGGATTCGATGCGGTAATATTCGAGTGGTCAGTGGAGTACGAGGACGGCAGCAATGGGCGTGTAAATCCCTCGTCCAGAATCGTTCAGAAATCAGGCACAGCGACACTGTTCCGCACTTGTATAGTTGACGGTTATTCGCGTGACACGTCAGAAGATCGGTCGTTCAATCATGGCACTGCGATCGGCGTTGGGGTCAGCAATAGCTCAACCTTCCAATTACAGGCGACGCGTTCCACTGACGGCGCAGATGCTTCTGATGGGATAGTTGTATCGTCACTCACTGTATTCCCTATCAAATATGGCGCTATCGGAATCTACGAAAGCACTAGCGCAGCCATATATTCCTCTCGTCCAAACTCGCAGGTAACTGGGTGGGCAACACTGTACGAATCTGACACGGCCCAGATTCAGCGTAACGGTGACGGCATTGACCTAAAGGGTGACAACAAGCGCTACCAGCACATCATGAACTACAGCCGTAGCGGGGGAGGTAGCGGCGATCGCACAGAAAGACTGATGAAGCCGTATGCGGATGGTGTGCCTCAGTGTGTCGGGTACACGTATATTCGGAACGCCGCGAACAGCGCTAATAACTCTTGCTTGACGCGGGACATAATCGAAACTGCGACGGCGACGATCGACCTTGATATGCGCGTCGGCATAGGCCCCACGCCAGCCGACAACGTGGGCGGCTCTCAGGTAGCAGGGGCGGATCCCGCGACCGCGATCAGCACGATAATAGTTATTGAACACCTTGACCAGACGGGCATCGTCCGATCAAAAGACACGACGGCCGATCAAGCTCTGGACGTCACCGGGCCGGTTGATTTGAATGTCGCCAGAGTTGGTGCTCAGGACATAATTGACGTTGACTCGTTTACGCGAATAAGCAATACGGCATTCGACAGTCAGGCCATTATGGACGTTTGGGCCGGGGCTAATATATGGGCGCCTCGCGCGACCGTTGCAAGCACGACGAGGAACACAACCCGCGCTCATATTGTGGTCGAATCAGTAGAGGACGCCTCCACATTTGACGGTGGTTACAGCCGAGGTAATCAGGCTTTAACGGACACTTATGACGTAGCCTACAATCCAAGCGGGTTGGTTTCCCTTGGGGCGGGCGACGAGATAGGCGCATCTGTACAGCGGATTACCGGGACAGAATCCGGCAATCCAATCACCAAGACCGGAGGTGATGACGAGGGTGTGACCTTCTGGGCTATTGATCTTGAATCAATGTTTGCCTCCGCGGCGCCTTCCGATATAGCGGCAAGCGCTGCGATCGCGCTAGACGCTACGGCCGACCTTGATGGCGCTGGCGAGCTTTCAAGCTCGTTGCCTTTGGCTCTCGATGTAACCGCTGACCTAGATGGCGCAGGCGAGCTGTCAGGTGCCTTGGGGTTGAGTCTTGACGTGACCGCCGACGTGGACGCGGTCTCCAATAACGACCTGACCGCCTCGGCACCAATTGCGCTTGACGTCGCGGCCGATCTGGATGGCTCAGGAGAGCTTGCGGGCGCCTTAGATTTAAGTCTACTGTCAACAGCCAACCTTGACGCGGCTGGTGAATTGTCGGCCGCCCTTGATGCCGACCTATCCGTAACGGCTGGTATCCAGAACACACCGGCGCCAGCTCCGAATGTGGGCGGCGTTTACCCACTCAAGCGTCCTTGGACAACTCAGCCGCCGAGCTACACTGAACTCAGCGATCATTCTCGCTTGGGCGCTCATTGCGTCTGGGCACTTGTTCCGGGTTGGGGGAGCTTCAGTTCCGTCAGTAATATTGCACATGGTGGGGCTCATAGTGTTGGACAGAGGATGCTGTTTGACGCGGACACATTTGACAATTCTCAGCTATACAAAAGAAGCGGAGAGTATGGTCCCGGAGTTGGGAATTGTCGGGTGTTCAGTTCACAGACCACCTCGGGCACACGGCCAGTAAGACTACTCAGAACGACAAATGACTTGGGTATTAAGTTTCCTGACCGTAAAAACCTCTCAATAGTAGGAATATTCAAACCAGTAATTGACGGCAGGCCAGCGGGTCAAGGCGATCCGCGCATATTCTCAATAGACGAAGGCACGTCGGAAGCCGATCACGACCTTATGATTGGCATTGCTGATTTTGGAAACGCTGCACGGACAAGAATTAGAGTTGGTGGAGGCACCAGAACGGTATTATCCACAGCCGTTATACGTGACGACGAAGTTCAGATGATTGCTGGTGTTGTTTCGGCTGTTGCCGGAGTTGCTACAAAAATAGACTGTATGCACTTAGCGCAAGACGGTGAATACAATAGATCGAGTTTCCCAAATACGCAGCTTGGGGATCATACTTACGATCCACGAAAAATCACGGATATGGCAATCGGCGCTACCGCTGATTCAGGCACTAACGATAATTCTTTTCGCGGTGATATTATTGCCGTGTACGCATTTGACTTCGCGTTCACAGAACAGGATATGCGCGATCTTTTCGCGAATCCTTGGCAAGTGTTTGCGCCGCGAACGCTGTGGCTGCCGAGTGCGATAGCTGGAGCAGCAAGCGCTGATGTTGCCGCCTCGCTCGGCCTTGCGCTCAGCGTCGCGGCCGACTTCGAGGCGGCCGGCACGCTCAGTGCGTCGCAGGTCGTAGCGCTATCGGTTGCCGCTGACTTGGCGGCGGCTGGATCGATTGATGCCGCTGCCGCTATGGTGCTCACAGTTGCCGCCGATCTAAGCGCCTCAGGTTCTTTGGACGCGGCTAACGTGCTCGCGCTTTCAGTTCTGGCCGACGTGGACGCAACGGCAACGCTTGACGCCTCAGTTCTGGCCCAGCTAACAGCCTCCGCTGACGTAGATGCTACCGGGGCACTGAGCGCATCTATGCTGGCTCAGTTGACGGCTTCGGCCGTGCTCTCGTCACCGGCAGGGTTGGAGACCGCGCTTCTGGCCCAGCTTACGACGGCCGCTGATATTGACGGCACTGGTTCTCTGGCTGCCGCGCTTCTGGCTGAGCTTACGGTAGCAGCAAGCATGACTAGCGAGGCATCACTAGCCGCCTCAGTAAGCGGCAACCTCACCGCCACGGCCGACATTGATGCGGTTGGGTCTCTGACCGCTTCGGCGCTGGCGCAGTTTGTTGCCGCCGCTGACATAATCGGGCCGGGGTCACTGATTGCCTCGGCGCTTGCGGAGTTCACCGCGACAGCCGATATAGAGGGGCCCGGACTCCTTCGCGCTTCAGCGCTTGCGCAGTTTATAGTCACGGCGGACATAAACGGTTCGAGTTTTCTGGTTGCATCTGCCCTACTCCAATTAACGGCATCGGCCGATCTTCGGGCGACGGGGGAGCTTCGGGCCTCAGCGCTCGCCCAGACAATAACCACAGCCGACCTGAGCGCTCTGGGTACCCTCGAAGCTGTAACGCTCGCTCAACTTGTAGCCACAGCCGACATTAGCGGACTCGCAGGGCTGGATGCCGCGCTGGTCGCTCAGTTTGTAGCCACGGCCGACCTTGATGCCATTGGCTCGCTTGACGTGGCGTTACTCGCGCAGCTTGTGACGACAGCCGACCTCAGCGCGATTAGTTCCATTGACGCTTCGCTTCTGGCTGAGTTCGTCGTCTTGGCCAACGCCGGGACGTCGGCGTCGCTCGTGGCTGTCACGCTGCTTGAGTTGATAGCATCGGCCGACCTGTCAGGCGTAGGGACTCTGGGAGCGTCGCCGGTAGCGCAGTTATCGGTCGCTGCGGCGCTTGACTCGATCGGAGAGCTGTCTTCGTCGCTCGATGGCGTACTGAGTTTACTTGGAGGTATAAACGCGTCAGGCAGCGTTTCAGCCAGTGCTGCGCTGTCTTTGCTCGTCACGTCTCAGTTAAGTAGCGCAGTATCTATAAATGCTGGACTGGTTGCCGCCCTTACGGTCTCACCGGACATTGACGCGATTGGATCGCTAGCCTCGGCGCCAGAGGTTTTGTTCACGGTGCTGGCTGACCTAGTGGCCGTGGGCGGTCTCGACGCCGCTTTGGCGGTCTCGTTATCGGTCGCGGCTGACATCAATAACGTATTCAATAACGACCTGAGCGCAACGGCGGCAATCATACTGAGCGTCGCGGCCGACATTGACGCGATCGCTAACATGAGGGCGACTCCGAACCTCGCGCTAACTACGGCGGCGGGCCTTTCGGCGGTTGGCGCTATGGGCGCCTCGCTTGAGGCGTTGTTTACGGTGACGGCGAACGCAACCGGCGCGGGTGAGTTGGACGCTGGTGTGGTTTTGTCGGCCGATTTAGTCGCCGAGCTGTCCGCCCAGATTCGCAACTCCATTGAGGCCACGCTTCCAATATCGCTGATTGTCGCGGCCTCAGTCTCGGCCACAGGGTCATTAGCCGCCTCAGCGTCCTTGACATTTGGGCTGTCTGCTATACTTTCCGACAGCTCAGGCAGACGATTGCCGAACTCGGTCCAGTCTTTCTTTACTTCGCTATTCAACAGCCTTCAAGAATTCTCAGAGAGCCAGAACAACAGCGAGCAGACGCTAGCCGGTGAGTCAGGGAACAAAGAGCAGAGCTTGACCGGAGGTTTATGTAACAGCGAACAAGACCTAACCGGCGAGACATGCAACAGCGAGCAGACGCTCGTGAGTGGTAATAATTCAGAGGGAATAATAAATGGCTGAGGAAATTGTAGGCGACATCATTTGCCGAAAGCGCGGAGACACTGCGCCCGACAAGATCACCATACTTGACCCGGAATCAGCAACGACGCCACTCGCGCCGCTTGACATTACGGGGTTCTCTTTTGTCATGACGATCAACACCGAGAAAGACCCAGAGGCGGGAGTCGGGACCGAGCTTGCTCAGATTAACGGCGTGATAATTGACGCGCCTGCTGGCATCGTTGAGTTTCGGCCGACCGTGGGTGACGCGGATCAAATTGCCGACGTATTCTGGTACGACATCGAGCAGATTGACGCGGCAGCGTTCATCAAGACGATAGCCAAAAACAAGTACATATTCTTTCAGGACATCGGGAAGACAAACTAATGGCTTCAGTATTCACGGTTGAAACCGGCACCGGAATAGCGACCGCGAACAGCTATGTCACCGTGGCCGAGGCGACTCAGTACCTTGAGAACAGTGGCCGCAAGGATGGCACTTGGGGCAACGCAAGCAGCAAGGAAAAGGAGGCGGCGCTCGTCACCGCGTTCTATTACATGCTGGCCCGATGGAACGGCAAATGGAGGGGCTACCCAGCCAACGAGGATCAGGCGGGTGACTGGCCACAGCGCGACCAGCTCAAAAAGTCTGGGCACGCTTACAATGACAGCGAGATTGCTGTCGCTGTGAAGAACTCTCAGATTGAGTACGCGCTAATCGAGGCGGGCAGTGCGGGAGCGTTATTCCCAAACCCGGAATATGACGACACAAACCGGGCCGTGACCGGCAAGACTGACGTAGTAGGGCCGATCACTGAGACGAGGCAGTTTAGCGACCGATCGCAGCCGTCTACGTGGCGCAAGTTCCCGTTAGCCGATAACCTCCTGAATCACCTTGTTCATAGTGGCTCGGTGAAGTCACTTTCGAGAATGTAATGGCCAAGGTTTCACACCTACATACTGGGTCAACAACGCTTAGTGTTGAGCAGGCGATCGAGAACGCTCGGACCATGCACAAGATCGAGCCACTCACCGATGTTCTAATTGTGGGCTACGATAAAGACGGTGATATGTTCGTGTCGTCTTCAGGAATGTCGCGGGCTGAGGCTGCTTTCTTGGCGTTGTACGCCTTAGATCACGCGCGAGGGTTGATGTAATGGCTCTCGAAGATACCGCAGTCAGATTGATAGCCGCGAAAGGCCGCACGGCATCGCTTCTCAAAAAGAGTTTGATAGCTGATGACAGCGATCGTCCTTGGGAGGGCGCGGCAAGTCCCGGCGTCGCCGAAGATATCAAGGCCGTATTTCTCGACTTCAAAAGCACGCAGGTTGATGGCACCGTCGTCAAGCAGGGCGATCAACAGGTGTTCGTAGCAGCCAAGGCGACGGCCGACATATCCACGGAAGACTCAATTATTGACGGCGGCAAGACGTGGAAAATAGTGGCCGCGAACCTTCTCAAGCCCGGTGACACGGCATATCTTTGGACGTTACAGGTTAGGGTCTAATGGCCGTTATTAAGTTCTCGGCCAGAGAGACGACCGCCGCCATGCAGGAGGAGGTCAACGAAATAACCCGCAACCTCGCCGCCAAGGTCACGGGAACCGTTATTCTCTCAACCCCGGTAGGCCTGCCGACGTCGTGGCTGTCACCACCACCCAAGGGGTACCAACCCGGACACGCGCGCGCGAGCTGGCAAGTGACGCTCAAAGAGGCCGCGACTTCTGATAATAAACTCGTTGACCCCGGAGGCGCTGCGACGATATCGAAAGGCATCCGAGTGATACGGCGCCTAAAGTTTGGCAATGACGTGATACTGTCCAGCCTCGCTCCGTACATGGGCGTTCTTGATACAGGTTGGTCACGGCAAGCTGGCGCCAACTTTATCGCCAAGGCGACAGCGCGAGGCGTGAAATCTACGCCGACAGGCAGTAAGCTACTCCCGGCATCCAGCAAAGTGAGACCGAAATAATGGCCAGCTCAATGACACCGGCACAGGCGCGGACGGCGCTTTACGAGGCTTTCTGGACGTATTGGCAGGCCACCGCAGAGGCGACGGTGAAGCTAGTCTGGGACAATATCGACGCGCATCAAGACGGCGACGAGTACGTCAGGGTTCAGGCACAGCACATCGGCGGCACCGTCGCGGCACTTGGAAACAAGCTGTATCGGCGCGAGCTTCTCCTGACGGTCAACATTTATACGCCAGAGGGTGAGGGTCAGGCTAGATCAGACGCCGTTGGTGAGATAGCTCTGGCATTTGTTGAGACACTCGACACGAGTGGCTTCCGTGTAAGAGACCCCGGATTCAATGAGGTGGGCGTGTTTGACGGCTATTATCAGTCGTCGGTCGCTGCAACTATAGAATACGACGCTTTGCGCACCTGAGTTTCCTGATCTATACTGCGCCAGTCCACAGGAGAGACGTCAAATGTCAGATACAAACCGAGTAGGTATTGCGATCGCCCGGAGCAGTCAGGCGGCGTTTCCGACCAACGTAACCGCACTGAACAAGCTGCGCATCACAGGGACGCCAAATCTCGCCTACAACCCGTTGACCGAGGTTTCAGCAGAGATTCGCGACGATCGTCAGGTTTCGGACCTTATCCCGATTGGCGCAGACGCAGGCGGTGACGTAGGTATCGAGTTCAGCTACGGCGCCATTGACCAAATTCTTGAATCGGCCCTTCTGGGCACATGGGACGACACTCACTCAGCGACGCCAGACGCGGGCGCCATGAGCGCAGGCGCTATCCCAATGGCGGCCACGGCCGGTTTTATTGTTGGTCAGATCGTCAGACTCATTACGCCTTCGGTCTCCCCGGCAAACGAGAGTGACACGTCTGAGCTTTACGTCATCGACACGGTGAACACTAACGTCGATCTGGACGTCACACCGCTCGGCATAAACGCATTGTCCAGTGGATACACCGACGCGACCGCGATCAGTTCAGCGTTTGAGGCAGACGCCGTAACCGTGCTCAAGGTCGTCGGCTTCCAAGCCCCGGCCGCTGATATTGCTTATGTCGCTGCGGGCATCACGTCATCTTCAGGCATCTTTGACGACGCACTTCGCGGTGTAACTGACGATCTGGCGCCCGGTCACTTCATCCGATTGCTTGGCGCAGACGCGGCGGTCAGTGCGACCAATGACGTGTACATCGAAATCTCAGCCGTCACAGCCGCAGGCGCAGGGCTTACCCTGAACGTCCCGACTAACTGGGCGACTGACCCCGGCACCGGAGATACGGTCAATATTTTCTTTGGTGACGTGCTTATCAACCCAGCCGCTCCGGTCCCGCTATCTTCGCGAAACTACCTGATGGAGCGCAGCTTCAACGACCATACGCCGGTTGACCGTGAGGCCTTCCTCGAAATGGGTGTGAACACACTGAGCCAGACGCTCGCTCCGCAGTCTATCGCGCTGGGCACTATTGGTTTTTTCGGGACAACCGCACTGGCGAAAAGCCAGACGGATATCACCGACCTGTACACGAGTGGCGATCCCAGCCGCGCAGACGCACCGGCCTTTGACGTCTACAACACGTCAAGCAATATCGGACGGCTGGCGCGAGGCGCGAACGCGGTTGGCTCAGGTGGCGTCAATTGCGTATTGAATGCGAGCGTTGAAATTAACAACAACATGCGCCGTCAAAATGCCGTCGGAGTTTTCGGCGCTTGCGGTATTGGCCTCGGCGAGTTCACCGTGACCGGCAACCTCGAAACATACTTCGATGACCTCAGCCTGTATGCCGACGTTCTGGCAGGAGCCGAAACGTCACTGGACTTTGTTATGCACGGCAATGACGGACGTTCTTTGCTAACCGCCATGCCTCGAATTAAGTTCACGAACGGCGCCCCGCAGGTACCGGGCAAGAATGCTGACGTGGTTCTGCCGCTCCAGTATCAGGCTTTGGTAGACGCGACCCTCGGATACACGCTAAGTTATCAGCGCTTCACTTTCGCCGCGTAGTCCGAAGTTGGCACGGTTCTTGTCTCCTTGCGAAATGACCGCTGAGGCAAGGACCGTGCCAAAAAAGTCGATATTGCGCAGGACGCAATAACTATCGGAACCGATACCAATACAAAGGGCAGTCGCAGAATTGCGTAGCGCGCAACTGACGACTGCTCAGGCCCCATAAAAACAGCTCCACCACCAATCCACTCGTGTTGAGTGGGTTCTTTACATAACCAAGGAAAAACATGGATATTTTTGACGCTTTTGAAATGTCAACAACCGCTATCGACCACGGACTTTGGACGGACCTCGAAGTCAACGGAAAGAAAATCGGTCGGCTCAGAGTGCGATCCAGCGACGCTGATATCAACGAAGACTACCGCCGCGGACTGTACGCGACAGCTCTGGCCGCCCGCAGTGCGCTGCCAGAGGAACTCGAAGACCTCAAAAAGACGACCACCATCGCGTTGATGGCCGAGACCCTCCTGACCGATTGGGAGCTGTATAAAACCGACAGCAGTGGCAAAGATTGTAAGATCAAGTTCTCCACAAAAAAGGCTATTGAGCTACTCACAAAGCTGCCGAAACTGCGCGCCGCCGTCGCAGAGGCCGCGAGCGACTGGACAAAGTTTCGCCGTGACGCCGTGGACGACGCCGTAAAAAGCTAACCGCGTTCCTCGATAACCACCTCAGCGGAGTCGGCCCGAACTCAAGTAAAATACAGGCGGCTCTGGAAGAACGCGGGGTCAAAGTGCCTGAGTCTGTCTCGGCTCCACCGGAGTTAGAAGACGGCCATCGACTGTATTGGACGGCGTTCATAGACCTGTGCAGTTGCCGTCCACCCGTCCGAGGCGCTATGATTCCGTGGACTGCTATCCAGCAGCTCTCCAACGCCCAAGGGATACCGACCGATGAACTCAAGACCGTAATCTGGTCGCTCGACTCTCAACTCCGCGAATGGTGGAAGGCACAGGACGAAAATGACAACCCGCGTAATTAAGATAGTCATAGACTCGAAGGGCGCCAAGCGAGGCGGCAAGGACGTTGAGAATGCGCTGGGCGGCGTAGAGAAAAAGAGCAAAGGAGCCGCATCCGGTATATCTGGAATTGGCTCAGCCATCAAAGGCGCGGCGCTCGTAGCGGGCGCCATACAGGTCATCAAGCTCGGCGACGCATGGGCGGGCCTGCAAGGTCAGTTGAAGCTCGTCACCGACAGTCAGGCTGAGCTGAACGCAACAACCAACACCCTTTTCGGCATATCTCAGCGTACCCGACAATCAATTGACGCCACGGCATCACTGTACGTTCGCCTCGGTCGGTCAACCGACTTTAGCGCCGAGCGCGTAGCCAACCTGACAGAGACGATCGGCAAGACGATCGCCATATCACGAGCCGCCCCTGAAGCAGCTAAGGCGGCCTTGTTCCAGTTGGGTCAGGGTTTCGCGGCCGGTGCGTTGCGCGGCGAGGAACTCAACTCGGTTATGGAGCAAACGCCTGAATTGGCGAAAGCGATCGCGGACGGGCTGGGCAAGTCAATTGGGCAGCTCAGAATTCTGGGCGCCGAGGGCAAGCTGACGGCCGAGGCTGTCGCCGGAGCATTGGAGAACGCGGCCGCCGCCGTGAACGAGGATTTCAAAGACGTTCCGTTGACCGTTGGCGACGCGCTCACCAAAGTCAGCAACAGCCTTCAGGTATTCATAGGTCGCGTTGACGAAGCGATAGGCGGCACGAGCCGACTGGCCACCGTGTTCGATACGCTATCAACAACGATTGACGGCCTCGGCGTCCTGCTCGGCGATGATAAGGGGTTCGGTGTTGAGGCTGGCAAGATCGGCAAAGAAATTGAAGCGCTGCGCACAGAGATAGAACTGCTTGAATCGGCAGCGACGACCGGCTTTATATCAGACCCAACGGGCGGCGGCGGGTTCCTTGGTGGCAAGTTCGTTGACGTTGATAAGGCCACAGAGAGCCTTGAGGCGGCGCGTGTCAAGTTGAAGCAGTTGGAGGGTTTACAGCTAGAGCTCATAACGAACAAGGGCCTGACCGACGCTGAGGAAGCGGCACGCATAGCCAAGGAGTTAGCCGACCAGCTCGACCTTGCGGCGGCGAAAGCGGCTGAGCTGGCAGTAAAGAGTCAGGAGGCGGCCGACAAGTTCGCGAAGGGTTTTGAGACGCCGGTCGAAAAGGCGCTGGCCAACCTCAAGACGCTCGATGACTTTCTGGATAACGGATTCATAGACGAGGCAACCGGGTCGAAAATCGCCAAGTCACTGGACGATATTATAAACCCGCTTGAAGAAATTGATGCGCTGGACATCAACCTTCGCGAGACCGATGACGCGACCCAGACATTCATTGATCTGGCTGACTCCGCGGACAACCTTCGCGAGCAGCTTGAGGCGTTCAACCGAGGTGGCCTAGACGACCTGAATGCAACTAAGGCATTCCAAGAGGCTGAGGCAATCATCGAAAAGACCGGCGCGACTGCCGGGGTGACGGCCGAGGCGCTGGCCGCCGTTATTGAACAGGAGCGATTGCTTGGCGAGGAGGTTGCGAAAATCAGCGACGACCTCGAAGCGGCCGACGACGCTGTGAAAGTGTTTTTCGATCGCGCCAGAGAGAACAGTCAGGACATTCTGGCCGATATGTTCGAGAATGGATTTCAAGACCTTGACGACTTTGGGGCGGCCTTCGGACAGATGCTTTTACAGCTCGCGTCACAAGCGCTGGCCGCTGATATCTTCGGTGCCATATTCGGCAGCGATAACGGAAAGGGCGGCACGTCGGGAGGTATTGACTTCGGTTCAATACTCGGCGGCATAGGGAGCTTCTTTGGCGGCGCAGCGTCCGGCAAAGACGTCGGCCGGGGAGACTTCGGAGTCGTTGGTGAGAACGGCCCAGAAATGTTCCAAGCACCGACCGCTGGCCGCATCGTTCCAAACGCCAGCGGCGGCGGAGGCGACACCAACGTCACGGTACCAGTTACGAACATCAACACCATTGACCCCGCCGACATTACCGGGGCTTTTCAGGATGGAGCGGGAGACCAAGTTCTGCTCAATAGAATCTCCGTGAAACGATCGTCGTTTCGCAGGGCTTTAGGAGTTTAATAAATGCCATTTGTCAATGAGCTTTTAGTTGCAGACGGGGCAACCTCGCTCGGTCATATTGTCCTCTCGAAAGCGGTGCTGGATATCATCACAAACGACGCGCTATTGACGGTCGCGGTTAATAGCGGCGGGACAGGTTACGTCGTAGATGAAGAATTCGACATAGACGGCGGCACGATAATAGGGGCCTTCAATGCGCGCGGCGTCGTGACGGCTGTATCGCTGGGCGTCGTGACTGGCGTTAAACTCGTCTCAGCAGGCGCCTACAGCACGCTCCCCGGCGTAACGGGCGCAACGACCAGTAACGCCAGCGCGGGAGGTGATGACGCGCTCACGGTTGATCTGACGACGCAGACGGCTCGATGGACGGAAGACGAAAGTGACTACACGGATGACCTGACAGAATTCGAGTGGATTTGCACGTCGGTCAAGTCGTCAAACCCAGCGACCATAGGCGTCAAGACGGGCGAGTCAGGAGGCAATGGCTCTCTCCGGTTGTTGGTTGCTTCTGGCTATGACAGCGGCTCGGTGTTCGACGCCCAGCCAGACGCCTCAGCGGAGGCCGTTTGCCATATAAGCGTGTCCGGTAGTAACCCTCAGGTTTTGCTCTCCACAACTGAGCGTCGGGTCAATGTGATGTCGCGCGACGGCAGCAACGTGCAAGTGGGAGGTATGGGCTTGTTCATACCGATAACCAACTCGGATGCAAACTATCCGTTCCCGGCCATCGTTCACGCGCAAAAGCGCATCATTGCCGCAATGTCGGGGACCTACCAAGCCGCCTCCGGTGGTAACGCCGTGAATGCAAGTGTGGTCAATCCCGGTGAATACAACGCGTCACTGCCGCCACCATATTACTATCGCGACAACCTCTCAGCTCAGTGGCTTACGATCGCCACAATCTCAGCGACGGGCGGCGCTAATTCGATGATCTGGCCGAATGAGCAAAGTGACAACTCCTACAACTTCACGCACGCGCCAGAGGTAAGCGGGAAAGGGACCAACCCGCTCGCGGACAACCAGCCAGCCGGTGTTTTCTCTGATGATGGGAGCGGTAGCGGTGAGGGTTGGTTTAACGACGACGGCACCGTGCTCGGCTATCAGGGCGTCTCACCATTTGGTACCGGCAGTCAAATGTCATTCGTTGTCGCCGCGCACATAATTAGAAGCCAGACCGGGGAGGTTTCGGTTATAGGATATATTGATGGCTTCGCCGCCGTGCATGGCGTAGGCCTGACCGCTTTCGAGGAAATAGAGAGCTTCGGCAGCGCTCAGCGCTACATCGTCTTCCCAGACGCCAACGGGTCGGAGCTGGAAAACTGGGTTGCAATGGAGATTCTTTGATGCCTCACGAATTTGTAGTTGGAGTGTTTGAGCCGGGTGACGATGACCTCGGTGACTTTATGTTGGATATCTGGCTGCCATTCGCGCGGGATGATTGTAACTGGGTGGATAACCGAGCGCCCTCAGTTGGCACGCGCCCTGATATCGAAGTATGGACGCACAGAGGTAGCGCCATCACTCCTGAGCCTCCTTACTTTTTCGCGCGCACCGAAGACCGGCACATGATGATATTTACCGGTGACGATGTAGACACTGGCGAGGAGATTTATGACCAGCCGGGGAACCCGGCAAACCAACCCGTGAACGCGGGGTTCGATATCCCGGCTTCAGGCTTTGTGACCTCAGCCATGAAGTGTTGTTTTCTCAATTCGCTCGTGGGTCCGTATGAAGGTTATTGGCTTTTCTGTGACACGTCCGGGTCTTATATTCACTGCGTTGTCAAGGTCAATTCGCGACAATACCGTCACTTCCATGTTGGCCTGCTTCAACAGGTAGACGGCGGCCCGGATTTAGACGCTGATTCGTTTTACATCACGGGGCATACGTGGGCGAGCCTAGACCCTGAAGCGCTATACCCGCCTACCGGTGTTGTTCTCGCCGATCAGGAGCATGACCTCTTTCACGAGGGGCACCGCATCCCGTTTAGGAACGCATCCTACCAAGCTCCATCGGTATCTTTGACGTTCGCCCAGATCAATACGTTCCCCTCCGCTTGGTACTACATGCCAAACCTGAGCACGCACAGTTATGACTGGTATCAGGCAGGCCCTAACGCCGCTTTGACGGGGGCAGGGGGCAACGCCGTCAAGAATGTTGGCACTGTCAACACGAGCGTAGAGATAGGTCAAGCTCAGACGAACTATTATGATAACGGGCTAGGTACCATTCTGTTTGCTTGCGACCCTACGTTCACCTCAAACAGCAACACACTTATTCCGATCTACGTGGGGGTGAACTTCAGCTTTGCGAGTGAGGCGCGGCTCGGCGTGGTGGCGCAAGTCCCAGACATATTCCGTGTGAACATGCGCGACTATGATGCGGAGGAAACGATCACAGTGGGCGGCGTTGACTACAAGGTGTTTCCCGTCATCAACAAAGACTCCGCGAACACTGTTGACGGTGACGGCTACAGCGGTTGGGAGGGCCTCGCTTATCGCGTTGAAACCGGGGCCGTTGTCTAAATGGCTCAGGGTGCCGTAAGTCTTTTTCAGGCGCTTTACCATACGCCGGGAAACCCGCAGCTCCCTACGCTGCCAGACCCAAATGACCCGGTTCAAGGAAAGATCGCTGGGCCGTTCACTCTTGGCGGCGTAACAGGCGGCGCGCGATTGCAGCGCCTCCGCGTGACTCGTGGCGCAGGCCCTAACCTGAACAGAGGTTTCGCGCAGGCCTTCCTCGGCAGAATAGGCGTCACGCCAGCGCCCGTTGACTTCGGCAACATAACTGCAACCAAGCAACGGACCTTAGTCCTACATAACACCAATAGATTCTCAATAACTGTGACGGCTGTAGACCTGAGCGCGCTATCAGGAGTGACGCTTATTACTCCGTCTCTGTCTGTCGTGGTTGAACCGTTCTCCTCTCAGGATTTTGTTATAGAGGCCGACCTTAACGGCGGCGCTCAGTTTGACGATCTGGCTGAGTTTGTGACCAGTGACGGATCGCGTTTCGTCCGCGTCATTGGGCGCAGGATAGTTATATTCAATATGGAGCCGCAGCGAGGCGTCACTGAGACGCTGCGATTTAAGACCGACTTAATGCGGGCCAGAGACGGTTCCGAGCAGGCCATGAGTTACCGCATCGCACCGCGATCAATTGTCAAGTACATGCTGCGGCACGGTGACGCCACCGAGCGCGCAACAATGATAAACAAAATGTTCAGCGCCATGCAGCTTCCGACTGGCGTGCAGCTCTGGTATCAGGCCCGACGATTAACGGCAGCCGCGATCACCACGGATACGGTTATTTCGTTTCCGACTGACGTCATGGAGCTACAAGCTGGCGACACGGTTGGATTCGTGCTTCCCGACAGGTCAAACGTGGAGGCTGAAGTAGACAGCCTGACGTCATCGACAGTCACGTTATCTCAAGCAATCGGCACGGCGCTGCCGGTTGGGACGTTTGCCATGCCTATCAGATTCGGCGTGCAGATGAAGAAGGCCTCGCTGGCGTCTTACCGCACCACGGTTGAAGACATTGACGCGTCATTCGAGCTGGTTGAATACAACAATATCAGCAACGTGAACGCCACTTACTTTGCTGACCATCCGATAGACGGCCGTCCGATCGTACTCGCTCCGGTTTACTTCGACGGCAACACACGGAAGGGCGCCATCAACTCAAGCCATAAGCGACTAGACAGCGACTCAGGCCTGATATCACAGGCGCGCACGGAAGCCATATCCCGGCCGAGTCAGCAAGTTCTCGCTCACTGCTATAGCTTTGAAGATCAGTTCGCGTGGCGCCAGCTCTTGCATTATTTGCGCGGCTCATGGGGAACCTTTTACGTCGCGACAGGCACCAATGACCTTCCGTTATTCTCGGACTTCTCGCTTGGCGGCAACACGTTTCAGATACCTCCTGTGGGACTGGCTACGCTGGGCAACATCGCGCCACGTCGCGACGTTCGCATAACGGTTGGCGGCGTTGACTATTACCGCAGGATAAACAGCGTCGTTGACAACGTGACATTCGAGACCGTCACCCTATCGGACGTAATTCCGGGCACCGGCACAGCATCACAAGCTGAGTTCAATTGCAGTTGGCTGACGCTCTCGCGAATCGTCAACGACGTTGCAACCTTCAAACATTCTCGGCTCGGCGTTGCTGAGCTGCGATTTGAGATTAGAGGCGTGATAAATGGCGTTTGATACCTACGAAGAAGGCGACGGCAGTCCCGTTGAAATAATCACGTTTCAGAGTGGCGGGACCACCTACCCGATCGCTAACACCGTGTTCCCGTACACGCTTGGGTCAGTGGTGTTTCAGCCGCTCGCTTATACGTTGTCACCGTTCTCCCAAAGTAAGGACAGTGACGACAACAACCGAACCATGAGAGTGTCCAACAGCTTCGCGGTCGTTGGTTTGTACACTGGGCCGCTGAAAAGCAGCCTCGTCACTTGCACGGTAGAGCGTGTCCACGTAGACGACGGCGCGCAGCAACGCCAAATTCTATGGAAGGGCCGCATTGTAGCGGTAAACCATGTGAATGGTGAGGTTGAAATACTGCTTCAGCCCGCTACGTCAGGAAAGGAATCAACACCACCTGACACATTTAGCGGGCTTTGTAATTCGTTCCTTTTCGATTCTCCGGGTTGCAGCCTCACGCGGGACGACTGGCGCTTCGTTGGCACCGTGACGTCAATCAGTGTGGACGGTATTGATATAGAGGTTTCAGGTCTCCGTGTACAGGCCGAGGCGCTAGACACGGCCCAAGGTGGCGCCACAGGCCCACTGACGTCCGGTGAGTTGGACGTTTACTTCAAAGGCGGCTATATCGTCGCCGGGGATGGTGAAGTACGAGACATCATTGAAGGCGACGTCGGTGGCGATCCAGATACCGTGAGGATAAGTATGCCGTTGCGTGACGTGGCCGTATCAGACGCGATCGCGGTGTATGCTGGCTGCGACTTATTGAGAGCGACCTGTCACAAGAAGTTTGACAACGTGCTGAACTTTCAGGGCTTCCCGGATATACCTGAAATTGATCCAGCCAATACTGAGCTACCTCCGGGGTCGCGGGGCAGTCCATCGCCGTTCGCAGGAGTTCAAATATAATGTGGTGGCGTTTTGTTTGGTGGATCGTCTCGTTCGCAATTAGTGATTACTTCCGCGATCGGCTCCCGGCTCAGACGGCCAGCGGCATCGGTGACTTTAACGTGCCGACCGCAACAGAGGGCCGCATAGTTCCGATCATCACGGGTGGGACGCCTCGCATACGGTCTCCGAACTGTATCTGGTACGGCGACTTCAGGGCGACCGAGCGCACCGTCACCACGGGGATAATCTTTCAAGATACCAAGGTTGTTGGATACGTGTATGAGTTGGCCCTTGCCTACGCGTTATTCAAAGGAGAGTGCGCAGGTATCACACGCGTCTGGATTGGTGACGACAAGGTTTTCGATCACGTTGACGACGCGGCTGGCGTTCCTCAGTCCGTCATAGACATAGACCGGGACGACTTGTTTGGCGGGGTAGATCAGGGCGGCGGTTTTGTCGGCCGCATTCGGTTGCATAACGGCTCAGAAACGCAGGCCGTGAACGCCTACTTGCAGGGCCATGTTCCGTTGACGCCAGCCTATCGCGGGACAAGCTATGTTGTAATCACTGACCCGACCGAGACCAAGGGCGCGAACATCGGAGAACAGAACAACCTCCGTTACTTCACCTTCGAGGTTCAGGCGTTCGACACCGTAGCCAATGGAGGCCTTGGCGACGTGCTCGGCCTTGGCAATGACCATCACTTTATTGGGCAAGACGCAAACCCGGTTTCAGTTGCCTACGACCTTTACGTGAATACGCGATGGGGAAGAAAGTACGGAACGAGTGAAGTTGACCTTACCAACTTCAGGGCGGCGGCTGAAGTGCTCTGGACGGAAGGCCTCGGATACACGCAGTTGATTGACGAGAGCACCGCCACCGAGAGCATTCAGGACACGATCGAGCAGCACATTGATGGCTACATCGGTCCCAACGCATTGACCGGCAAGGTTCAGGTAAACCTCGCACGTCAGGACTACACGCTTTCGGCCGAGTTTCAAGCGGACGCTAGCAACATAGAGAGCGTCCCAAAATGGAACAAAGGCGACTGGTCGCAAACATACAACCGGGTCCGCATTCGCTACACCGACCGGGGCAAGGACTGGAACGAAACGCACGCCGTTGAGCTGGCTTCTGGTAACCGTATAATTCAGGGCAGAACGGTGACAAAAGAGGCCCGCTACCAAGGCTGCCACACCGCCTCCGTTGCCTCAAAGCTGGCCGCGCGCGAGCGTCGCAATCTGGCCAGACCGGCAAAGAGCGGAACCATTGAGGTGAACCGCACGGCGTGGCAGTTGCGTCCGGGGATGGTGTTCAGCTTCACGAGTGACGAAGTATTCGAGACAGACCTCGCGGTCAGAATAACCAAAGTTTCAGTAGGCAACACTCAGCAGAACACGATGGTATTTGAGGTAGTTGAGGACGTATTTGACAATGACCCGGCCACCGCAGCCGCGCCTCCGGTGACGGATTTCGTGCCACCTGTTCAGGCGGTGGTTCCGTTCCTCGCGGCCGATCAGGCGGCGGCGACCGTGCCTTATGGTTTGATGGCCTACAACCAGACACCAAACCTCGTTCCGCGGATAGTTACTTTCGCGCGAGCCGCGAGCGACAACTCTCCGACGTTCTATGAAATACAGCGCCGCGTCAGGACGGCCTTCGGGACGGGCGGTTATGGGTCATACTCAACAAGCGGCCTAGTGACGGGCGGTTTTGCTACCGTAGGCGAGCTGAGAGCCGCCGCGCCGCAATGGGAAGCGAACAACGGCACGTTGACTATGCAGGTTGATCCGATCGGCTCAGAGTCTCTTGACGGCCTCATAGGCGGTTACTCTCCTACGCCAACGAACGCAGCAGGCATCGCCGTGATTAGCCCCGGACTGGCTGACGAGGAATGGATTGCATTCACGGGAGTTGTCGACGACGGTGCCGGGGTCCAGTTGACTGGCGTTTACCGATCGTTCTTTGACTCCCCGGCCGTCGTTCACGCGCTCGGCGCTCGCGTCTGGTTTGTCTGGCTTGGAGGAATGGGCATGACGGACGGAGGGGATCTGTTTTCGGCCGGTAACGGGGTCGAGGTCAAACTGCTTCCCAGCTCTCCGACGGATACTGTTCTCGAAGGTGCCGCCACAGCAATCGCTGAAATTGATGTGCTGGACACCATCAGGAGTACTCGGCCGCTCCTGCCGCGATCGCTGGAATGCAATGATGTAGAGTTTCCGACCGGCAACGTGAGCGCCGACTTCGAGGCGGCTACCGGGCCGTCCGTTTTTGGTGTTCGCTTCAACCCGTTCCCGCGCTATTGGAAAACACCTGACGCGATAAAACAGGTGCAAGGATTCAACGCGGCTGGCGTTGCAATAACGGACGCCGACTGGTTGGTTGAAGGCGCTCAGATTGAGTACTGGCTTTTCGACTTGGGCGCCACGCCGTCACCAGTCCGCGGAGTAGACGAGCTAGTCACAGGGACGCTTGTCTGGGACGAGGTTACGGACCTGTTCATAATAACGCGCGCCGACATACTGGCGTCAGGTGTGACGGACAGCATCGTAGCGGCTCGCATTGAGATAGAGATTGAGCACAGTCCAGCTAGTGAGGCGGCAAACCAGATCAGTCGGGTTCCAATGATTTTTGATTTCACTCTGGTTGGCGACTTCGCTACCTCGCCGCCCTTCAGTGAGTGGGCGTTCGCGTCACACTTCGATGGGACTGACGCAGCCACAACGGCCGTTGACAACTCACCGCAGGCCGGTACGATCACGTTCAACAACAACGCTCAAATTGACACTGCGCAAAGTGTGTTCGGAGGCGCCTCTTTGCTGTTTGATGGCACAAACGATTACGTTCAGATACCGGATCACGCGATCCTCAATCTGGCCGCTCAAGATTTTACGATGGAGTGCCGGGTAAGGTTCGCAACCACACCGGCATCAGCGCAGGGCTTCCTGACTATGTGGAACGACGTTTCTGGTCAGAACACGTTCGTCTTCAGATACGTTAGCGGGACACTGAGTTTTGGATACTCACCGGGAGCCAGCGGTTTTGTCGGTTTTGGCGTGACGTGGGCGCCCGTCGCTGACGTGTGGTACGCGGTCGCGGTGTGCAGGATAGGCGCGGACTTGCTGTTTTTCGTTGATGGCTTGCAGGTAGGCACAGCTCAGAACATAGGGGCGGCGACCATATACAACGGCACGGGGCCGTTACGGCTGGGAGGCTGGTTCAGTGGCGGCACACTGATAAGCGATCTTGACGGCTGGATTGACGAGGTTCGCGTTATTGTTGGGACGGGCCTGTACACCGATGACTACACGCTTGCGGCCGCACCGTTCACCTTTTACGCGGTCACGCTTCTGGCTGACTTTAGCGGGGGCACCGGGGCGACGGCATTCACTACGCGCGACCAGTACGCGCACGTCCTTACATTCACTGGAAACGCCCAGCTTGACGACGTTGACTCAAAGTACGGTTACGCCTCGTTGCTTCTTGATGGCGTCGGCGGCTACGTTAGCGCACCGAGTCACGCGGGCTTTGACTTCGGCACGGGTGATTTCACTGTTGAGGGTTGGATTCGGCCGGATGATATGACCATCGGCAACATACTGTCATGGTCAAGTGGAGCTGTTCAGGGAGCGCTGTATCTCGATGGGGTCGGGAGTAACCTGCACTTTCAGACGGCGGGCGTCGAGCGGATCACGGGAGGATCACTCGTGACTGATACGTGGTATCACGTCGCGATCGTCAGAGACGCAGGAACCCATGAAATATTCTTGGATGGCGTAAGCCTCGGCACCGACGCGACGGCGATCACCTACGTTCAGGCGGCGTTCGAGATCGGAAGACGTAACGGCGCGTCCAACGTGTTCGCGGGTAGCCTTGAAGACGTGCGGGTCACAAAGGGCATCGCGCTGTACACCGGGACATTCACGCCGCCGACCGAGGCGTTCCCCAGAGTTTAGTCCCAGAGCGCTCGCATCATCCACGGGTTTTTCCCGCAGTGCATCAAGCCGATTCTTGGTGAGGGGGCAACCTCCATACAGGCGGCCAGCTCAGTGACGTAGCCACGGGCGTTCCAGCCTATTATGGCCAGAATCAAGATCAAGGATAAAATGTACCGCCTCAGACGCCGCTGACGGGCTTTTCTCTTGGCGACCCTAGCAAGGGCCTGCACGGAATCGGCTCTGGTGATGTAGCCGGGTTCAGTCAACGCGGGCGGGCTTTCGGGGCCGCAGCGGTGGCGGGACTTTATCAAACATGGAGACCGGGCAGCTCAGAGTGATGTCGTCAACAATCAATCCGGGGATAAACGATCGGCGGGTGACGACTCGGCAGCCTTCCTCGCTGGTCTCAATTTTCTTGCGCTTTCGTATGCTCATGCCGACCTCGATCTATACAGTAGTCAGGGTCAGATCGTATTGCGTGAGGCGCAATTATGCAAGCGGCCGAGTTATCAGCAAAAAATACAGAAGTTATGCACAGGCTGAGAGCCTTGCGGGGCAAGGGTTTGACGGCGGTTATGCACAGAAAATGGGTCGCTTAATAATAGGTTTATATAGAAAGACGGGGATAATTCTATACAGTACCGGCCGATTCCAAGGTCAGTTATCGTTCGATTTATCGCGATCATCGCCGTGCAGGACGCACTCAAACGACTCAATCAAACCGTCGTCGGCAAGATCATCAGCAAGCACCACGGTCAGGTCGTTCACTGAGTTGGCCAGACTGTCAATTTTATCGCCAAGGTTCTTCATGGCTGCGATCACTTCCTTGCTCATTGGACTGTCTCTCCGTCTTGGTCGGCCGAGGCGAATTGCATAAGCGCGCTGATTGTTTTCTCGCTGTCGGCTGACGAATGTAGGGTTGCGCGTCCGTCCGGTTGGATGGTCACGATTATGGCGCGGGTGTCCGCTGACTTGCGCAGCGTGTTCAGAAAATGTCGGACGCCGCGGGAAATCATCATATCAATGTCGGCTTGCTTCTTGCTGCTCATGACGACGAGACTATCAAGACGCAGCTTTTTTATCGACCCAGCGCTCACCCATCAGCTCGGCGTTCTTCAGAGATCGGTAGGCCTTCCCGGAGAACTCGCGACTCAACGCGGTGCTAATGAAGCCGTCGGCTTGGTATTTGTCGTCATGTTTGGATATCTCGACAGAAAAGCGGCCGTTCTCAATCGCCAGAATGACCCGGCTGTACTAGCAGTCTCCGGGGCAGGGGCTTCCGATCTTTGCGTCCGTCGGCTCGTGGCAGCTCTCGCAGCGGTTCTCTTTGCTCGTCAGACCGCTCACGAGAACGCTCCGACGAATAAGTCACTGCGGATAGGCAGAGCCAAGTCCCGTACCGTGTTCTCGTAATGAGCGACGTCACGGGCGACCGTAGGTGTTTTTCTGGCCATTGACCGCTTCAGGTGGGTTAGCGCAACACTGGCGTCAGTGGAGGCGAAAAAGAACATGGCGATTCGGACTCGTTGTTTCTTGGTCATTCGACAATCCTCAGTTTGGGGGTGCGCGTCTTCAGCGCTTCGAGCAGCTCGGCACCTTCCAGTGACTCGCCGGGGTTCAGGTAAATGGTTGTCTCTGTCTCTGTCACGGAGTCGCCTATGCAGAGAATTTCGAGCGTGCTCGTGGACTCAATATCAGCCATCACATAATCTCCAGTTCGATCGTAAAACATCGCTTGTTCGCGTAGAACTCAGCCTTTAATTATGCACAGCTCACCGGGAATAGGGGGGCGACTTACCATAACGGCGAAAATAGATTTAGATGACGATGGTCAGTTCGACGGTGGTCACTTCGGCCTGCGCTATGTGGCTG